AAATTTATTATGAAAAACTTCCATCTGAACAAACGCAAATTTTCAAACGATCTTTCTTAATCCTCTAAACAAGCTTTCAAATTCTGATAATTTTCACAGCTTATTCTCGAGAAGACAATGAATCAGGTTCCAGCTTTTGGTAGAGCTTGGCAGATCCTTGGTGATCCAAAGGCCGATGAATTTATTTGCAATTTAGTTCATGAAAGTCAAAATGGTCCAGTTACTAGTTCGGTGCATATTGGGTCCATTGAAGTCCCTTTACATTATGTTGTCAACTACTTTGGTCCACTGTTAGACAACACTGTCCACACCTCTGCGTACATTAATGCACGGCAGACTTATAAGTACTATGGGAACACTGGTGAACATGTTTTGAACCACAAGTTAGCGACAGTTCGGGGCTATCGCTATTGGCCCCAGAATGGGACATTTCAGTGTCCTGAGTGTGGTGTGATCTCCTTTAACTCCAAGCACGTTGACAACCACCACACACCAGGGTGTGGATTGATTCCTGCGGATCTCATAAAGGCTGAAGGTCCACAAGCTATCGAGGGTATTGTCATTTCTCCGGCAGGACATAGTGAACCGGAGGTTCCCACTCAGATAACTAATCATGAAGTGCCAATAGAAGTGGTCTCCAACGAGGTCCTGACTCCCCAAGGGGAAACAGAAGAGAGCTGGTTGACTCAGGAACACATTGTTGAGACAATAACCACAGCTTATGATTGCACAACTGTGCGAACAGATAGAACCATACGGCAGCTTGGAGGTGGAGTCAACTGGGAAGTCCGTCGAAGGCGTGTTCGTAGAAAAACACCAATCTCTGGTGGGAAGAAAATTTTGGTTCAATCTGTCCAGCTTGACCAACTAGTTGCTGAGGTTCTAGGAATATGTGTCACCTCACAGATACCTTTGGAGGTCTTGGACCTTCCAGGGTTTACCCAGAGGAAGCATCGGGGGGCTAGATTCCTGAAGGTAGCCACTCGACATGAAGCGGAAGGCGAAACTACTGGAGGACCTCTTAGTTACAACAGGAAAATTGATGTTGCTCATGGATTTGCTCGGAATCTCTTAAGAAATCCGTTTTTGTATCAGGCTATCCAGCCTATACAGAGGGGCACTATTCGGTCAGCTTGGATAAGGCCTGGGTGGAGTGGAATGATCCTACGTCAATGCGATGTTCGGGATAGGTACAACTTTGACTGGGATGAAAACGGCATTTGTGTCGTTCGTGGGCGAGGTTCCACGGGCATGATCTTAAATGCCATGAAAACTTATCCTGAGAATGAGCCAATCACGTATTACTCGGGTGAGTCTTCGGGGAGTACACGTGTGGCCGTGCTCGACGAGACCTCTCGTTTATTCATCAAGACATTCATGCCGCCTGAAGTTGCTGTTGATGATAACATCTTGAAGGGTATTTCAAAAATGTCCTTAGAACAATATAGACACGCAGTACTCAATTCATCAGGCATGAGATCTTTGATATTGTCCAAAAAGCCAGAGGAGCTAGCCTTGGCTGAGCTGATCAAGGGAATTTTTCAGATTAGTCCCCTAACAACTCCGGTTTCTATGCGGACTATCATCCCTCTTTTTGATGATCCATTCGTGGATCCCAGTCTGGCAACTCTGGCAGCTGAGATAAATAGGAACGCTGCAATGATTGGAGAAGTGGCAAACACGTTACAGCGTCTCACTGGTGAGATGGTTAATAACAAGGAAATGTTCAATACTTTGTCCAACTTGACCAAGCGGTTATCTCAAACTACAGCTATTGACCACGCAGCCGCTCAACGACATTTAACAGCAATTGGGTCTCAGTTAAGACGTGGTCAAATTGATGTCAGATGCACAACAAGCTCCCATGTGAATTTTCCCAGTAGACGATTGTCGTTGGATTCCCTTTGTGATGCTGATGGGAACCTTGCTATTTTCTCGTTTGTATCAATGCCCGGTCGGATCTATGATTTAGCTGGATCTGATGTAACTATGAATGGAGATACAATCCAGCGTATTGTGGGGCGGTATTTGAATGTGGATAATGAAGGGGTGTTCGTCTCAGCTGTCGAGGATTATGCCGCTGGATCGGTCTCAGCCTTGACAATTCCGCGCCCAACACAGGGTGGAAAGCATTGTTTTGTTAGATCCACATCAGAGAATGGCCAGGTTATTTTTGGATGTCTACACGATCATCACGGGGAGCCATGTTTAACAACGCGGATTCAACCATGCCTTGACTCCTTAAGTTTTGGTCCAACAACTTTGTCAAATAGGATTCGCCTTGATACCAGATACAAGGGCAAGAAATTGTGTCCTATAAATGGCTATTGTTATTTGAACTTCTTTGTGATAGCATTGTTAACTGTGCCACCGGACCATGTTTGGAAGTATCTTCGTGTAGGTGTTTCAAACGCTGTTAAGAAACTTGGGGCTTGGCCTCCTTTGAGAGAAGTTTTGGTCACGTTGGTCGAAACATTCCGTGGAAACGCGGAAGTTCTTGACACTCCTTGTCCAACAATGGTGGTTGACCATGCTGGTAAGAAAATACATGTTTTGAACATGTTTGGTTTGAAAACAGTTCACCACCATACTTTGGCAGTATCAACAATAGGGCAATTGATAAATTCATTCACGGTGGAGTGCACCGGTGACATGTTGGACTATGCAGTTGGTGGGTGGAGCCACAATATGTGCAAAGCAATCCAAGATCCACGGTTTCTCGTTCAGATGGTCCGCACAGATCCAAAACCCTTTTTGGAGTCATTACTCTCTCCTTCTGCTGTTCGACAAATGGCTAGAGTCCTCGAGAATAGACACTACTATTCAAGAGTGGTATCCATGGATGAAAGGTTTGTAGACCTAGTCATACGCATGCGGACTGTTGGAAAGAATATACAGAGAATGGAAAGAACGATCCAGGATCTGCGCTTTCATTGTGTTCAATCGGATAGTTTTGAAGGTCCACTCACGAGAATTGATCCAGAACTTGGGGAAAGATTTCGCCAGTTACGCATTAGCCGTGAGCAAGATCTGGTGGAACAGCTGGAAGTGAACATCATGGATCGTGTTTTTTCCGAGGAAAAAAATTTTTTGTTAATAGAACAAGAAGCAAGTTTAATGTTGGATCAAGGATACGAAGAGTCTCTTTCCTGGTTCGCACTACTTGTGGGATATATATACACCGCCATCTGTGCACTATACTCGGCTTGCGGAAGAGGCGCAAGATTTGTTTGGACTTTCTTGCATCCAGTCTCTCTTTTCACACCAGTTGAAACCTTTAAGGGGATGCTTATTCGGAGAGCCTTTACTGTGGGTCGATACTTTTTCTTTGGCAGTGTTCTAGATAAATTTGTTGGAACTTTAACCCCCCTGTTGATTGTTCCTTTGATTGCTCTCATAATGTTCTTTGTGTCGAGAATTCGCAAATTAAGGGGAAGGGGGGTTTTTGGCAATGATCAATTTATTGCTGAACCGCAAGCAGCACAGGCGCAGCCTCGGCATCTTCAGATCTTGGCTTGGATAGCAATGTTCGGCTTCTTTCTAGACACTCGATGGGCTCAGGCAGCTTATGAGACACTAAACAAATTTCGTACTTTCTACTCAATCTTGTCAAGCCCCACAGCAGAGCCACAAGCGGGTGTGTCAGAAATCGAGGAGGTTCTGCAAGACGTCAACCAGTTTTATACTGTTGAGCTTCACCAGGACCCGAAAGAATTTTTCCATGACGTTTGTCCTGGTGCAACCTTTGAGGGTTGGTTGCGGAGTAGAAGTGGTTTGACAAGGGTTGGCCAGCTTCCGCAGTATGGGGGAACCCGTTTGGATGTCACCCGTGAAACAATAGTTGAAGTAGCTGATGCCATCCGGTCATCAAATAGCACAAACTTTTTGATCAAGGGGCATGTTGGGTGTGGTAAGTCAACGAGGTTGCCAGCACACATAGCCGCACACGGAAGTGTTCTGATTTGTGAACCGACTCGTGCTTTGGCAACGAATGTTAAGGAGAGCTTGCTGAAAGTTTGTGGGGTTGATGCGAGCATAATGATGAGGGGCTATTCAGTCACAGGTCGTTCAAATGTGACGGTGTCGACGTATGGTTACGCACTTAACTGGCTAATAAACAATCCAAGTGAACTTAGTCGTTTTGATTACTTCCAATTTGATGAAGTGCACCAGTTTGACTCCAACGCGATTGTGCTTTATAATTGGCTGTTGAACAATCATCCAACAAAGAAAATTTATAAAACAACGGCTACGCCCCACGGGCAAGCACCAGTTCTTCAATCGGAAAAAGGGGTCGAGATTAGAACTGCTTCAGCTTGCTCTTTGGAAGTTTTTGCTAGGGAACAGGGGACTGGCATGGCCCATGATGTTACTGGTTTTGGAAAGGTTGCCATCGTTTTTGTGGCTTCTTACCGTGATGTGGATAGATTGTCAGATGAGTTGAAGAAGAGGAATCCACATTTTGGTGTCATTAAGGCGGATGGGCGATTCTTACGGAACATTGTCTCTCTTGAGAGTAAGGTCACAGCTGAAAAGGGAGACTTTATTTTTGTGGTCGCCACAAATTCGATAGAGAATGGAGTGACCTTGACTGCAGATGTTGTGGTCGATTTTGGTTTCAAGATCATTGGAAGCATCGACCACGATAATCGTGCTCTCGTAACAAAACGCGTTCCAATCAGTGCAGCAGAACGAGTTCAAAGACTGGGCCGAGTTGGTAGGTTCAAGCCTGGCGTAGCTTTAAAAATCGGGGACGGGGTTGATGCCGAGAGTACGATACCTGATGATGTGGCTTTGGAAGCAGCTCTTCTCTCTTTTGCCCATGGAGTTGTGCCGTGCTTGATAAATGTCGATTGCTCAGGTTTTGAAAAGATGACAATTCCTCAGATTCGAACCGCTTCCAATTTTGAGTTACCCTTGTTGTTTGTGTCTCACTTCGTCGGACCTACTGGTAGCATTCCTCGAGAGGTGTATAATGTCTTCAAGTCTCTCTTATTAAGAGACTGTGGTTTAACTATCCCAGAGGTGTATGAGATATCGATATATGGTAATGGATGGTTTACGGTCGATCGGTATAAGACTCTGGGACTAATTCAGCAAGATGAGGAAGCCAAAGGTTTGCTGCCTTACTTCTGTCAACAGGTCTCGCAGGCGACCTACCATGATCTTATTGTCGCAGTTGCGGCATCCCACAATGGGGCTGGATCACGTCTTACTCTTCCTCCTTTGGACGCAGACAAGGCTATTTTGCGTATATCTGCGGAGGAAGATGTTCGAAGTGTGGTTTTGGAATATGCCACCTCTCTCTTGCAAGAGAACAATGAGAAGCTCCGCCGGATAAAAGAGATGAGAGCAGTTGGTTGTGCTAATAATCTCTTCAGCGCTCTGAATATCAACTTTGCAGAAAAGCAACGAACACTTCAGACAAAGTATGAAGAAAATATTGCAGCTTTGAACAGGCTGAAGGTTCAAGCTCAGAATTTAATTGATAATGGTGATAGTGGGCAGTTGCGCAATTTCCTTTTAGCCAATCCAGAACTGTGTTCCTGTGTGCAGACAGAAGGTCTAACCTGTGATACTGTTCGTGAAACCTTGCTTGGTGAGAAATCAGGGGTTGGATCAATTCCAATCATTTGCATCCTTATGGGTCTCGGGTGTGTTTCAATAGCAGCCTACATGTTTCTGATGATGAGAAAACAGTATGCTGAGGAACAGGCGAAGATTCGGTACAACAGAATGAAGAGATCTGGGCACATTGATGATGAAGGGGATGTTTATGAAGCTGCAGGGAACCAGGGGGACATTGAGGAAAGGTTCGCCAAAAATTATAAGGCACGTGCAAAGATTGCACGAGATAGAGCTGGAGGAGTTGTCAAACCCATACAAGCGAACATAGGCAAAGCTTTTTACACGCTGTATGATGTGGACCCTGAACAGTTTGACAGCGTGACTCTGTATGACCCGGCCACTCAGACCAAGCGAAAGGTTACTATTGAGAAGGGATATGGCAGCTTCAACTTGCAGCAGGTGATCGAGGATTTTACTGATGAGATTTCTGGGAATTCTGTGAACTGGGGAGATACCACAGAAGTAGTTAAAGCAACGTTTGAGGCTGAGGACAAGCCGGAGGCTTACACAATTAATCTGACAAGGCATAATCCTCGGAGAGTTAACAAGACAGGGCCAAATTTAGCTGGGTTTCCGGACAAGCTTGGCGAATGGCGCCAATCTGGGCCAACTGCACGAACAGCCAGCATGATTGCTGAACCCCAAGGTATGTTTTCGCCCGGGCCATCTCCAGTGAAAACAATTGAAAACGCCATTGCCAGGGCATCGTGTGGTAGCCAGATAGTGAATGTTGTCATAACAGACAGGCATTTAGTCGCCCCGATGCATCTCGCTGAATTACAAGGGGATCTTTTTGTCAAGACGGGGTATGGCGTTTTTAGCTTTGGCTCAATTAAGAAATTGAAAGTGCGTCAGGTCGATGCTCTAGATCTTGTGATATTAGATCTCCCTGGTGACTTCCTATCTTTAGGGTCGAAGGTCATGTTTAGACCACCCAAATCAGGGGAGCGTGTTGTTCTTGTGACTTCTACAGCAACGAAGCAAGGCTTGTTGTATGAATACTCAGGAGAAGGAGTAGTGACAAAGGACAAGGATAATAAGAATGGAGATTTCTGGGTACATCACATCAGCACAAGTAAGGGCCATTGTGGAGGCCCTCTAGTGAGTATCACAGATCGGAAAATCGTGGGTTTCCATACCCATGGTGTTTGGCATTTTGGTGTTGTCGTCAAGAATTTGTTTGCTCCTGTGACGGATTCAATGATCAAGATGATGCAGGGCATTGATCTTGGTGTCAAAGTCGATTGGGTTTATAACAAAGATATAATAAATGTTGGGATTTCTTCCATCGACAAAACACCAATCGCTTTCCCCTTTGCAAATTGGATTCATGACATTATGAGCATAGCCCAGCCACAAGGGGAAATCATGGGACACCATCTTGGCAATAATTTGGATTTGATGGCTGGATTTGACAAAACTCTGACGACGAGACATGTGATAAAGGGGAAGTGTCTCACTTTCTGTGATTTTGTGGCTAATCACAAGAATGGTACTTTCAGTGAGAAGCTTGGCACAAGAGCACCGAGCATACTGAATGGGCCCGCTTTTGTTAAGGATTTAATGAAATACGATCAGCCAATCCCAGTTAATCAAGTAGACATTAAATCTTTTGAAAAAGCTTTTAGCCGAACGGTCAAAGTTCTGGAAGTGGCTGGATTTGTTCGTAACTCATTGAAGTATGTTTGGAATTTTGAAGAAGTTGTCAACGACATGAATTGGGATGCAGCCATGGGTTGTGCCTACGAAGGAAAGAAAAAGGACTGGTTTGAGGCAGCCTCTTTGGAGGAGTTACAAGCTGCACATATGGATTCAATATACAGGCTGTATAATGGATCAATGGGTCTCTGGACAGGAAGCTTGAAAGCTGAGCTTAGGCCGATTGAAAAGGTAATTGAGGGCAAGACACGCGTGTACACTTCTGCACCCATTGATTGTCTATTTGGAGCTAAAACTCTAGTTGACTCTTTCAACCACGCCTTCTATTCAGCACATCTCCAAGGGCCTTGGACTGTTGGTATAAACCCCTACAACTTAGGTTGGGAAAGATTGTACAAGAAATTGGATGGGCATGAGGCATACATCGATGCTGATGGTTCTCAGTATGACAGTTCGTTAACTCCTTTTGTTTTTAACTTCGTTGTAAAGTTACGCTTGGAGTTTATGGAAGATGATGATTTTGCCAAAACATGTCTTGAGAATCTGTATACCCAGATCATTCACACGCCCATTGTGACCATTGATGGTCTTGTCGTGCAAAAGCACAAGGGCAATAACTCGGGCCAACCTTCAACTGTTGTTGACAACACTCTGATTTTGATAATGGCAATGGAGTATATGAAAGTGAAGTTGAATGTCGATGACATTGATTTTGTTGCAAACGGAGATGATTTGTTGATAGGGGGGAGCCGGGTAAGTATCGATAAAATTTCTGCGGAAGGCTCTCTTGTATTCCAAGAGTTGGGCATGAAGTATGATTTCTCTAGTGTGCATTCAGATTTAAAAGAGGTTGAGTACATGTCTCAAAGGTTCCATGAGTATCAGGGGCACATAATTCCGAAGTTATCTGAGGAGAGGATTCTCAGTATTTTGGAGTGGAGGCGGAATGATGAATTTGACAAGAGAGTTAGTGCCATCGCAGCCGCACATTTAGCCTCCTTTGGGTATCCTGATTTGATGGCTTTAATCGAAGAGTACGCTGTTCATTATGGAGCTTTGATGGATCAAGCCGTCGTTTTACTTGCTAGGGATAAGATTGAATCAATTTACCTTGCTGATGGCACTTTGCCCGGAGAATTGGTCATTGAAACGCAGGCCGGAGAAATGACTGATGAGGAGTGGGCCGCAATGAGTAGTCAAGAAAGAGAGAGTTGGAATAGCCACTCCTCAAACCAGCGTCCTGTCGATGCTCCAATAAATGATGACATATGGGGGCGCATGACACGTCAACAACAAGCGGCTTGGAACTCTCACCACCCAACTGAACAGCGACCCTTGCGAGCTGAGAATGGTGGACCACAGGACATTAATGAAGATCAAACTCAGAACCAGATGGTCATATTTCCACCTTCCAAGCAGAACAATGCTTTAGCTGGTTACTCACCCTCAGTTATTCAGCAACCAATGTCAGTTGTGAAAGCTCTCATCAATTATACCCCTGCAAGAGAAGCTGTGGCCGCAAGCGTCGCATCTTTTGAAGGATTGAACAGGTGGAAAGAAGGTATCATGAAGGATTGTGGCTGGACTGCACAGCAGTTCGACCAAATAATTCCCTTGTGGCTTGTGTACACAGCGGAAAATGGCACTTCAGAAGAGATGTTGACTCAGGAGAAGTGGAAAGCTGCAGAAGGAACGACGCAACATCTTTATGATATTAAGCCTTTTATAACTCATGCAAAACCAACTCTTCGCTCTATTATGCGCCACTTTTCGGCGTATACAAGTGCGTATTTGCTTATGCGTGCTAGGAACGAGGGTTACATAACCACATGGGGCAGGAACGCTGGTTTGACGGATCCGAGCTTTGGGCATGTGGCTTTTGATTACTGGGTTCCCAACAACTGCACTCCTCGAGACCTCCAAGCCCATCATGAAATGGCGCATCTCCACATTGGAAAGAAGACTCGTGATGCTCTTGTCACTGCTAAACTGAACGACGGAGACACACAGAGGATTATGGGAACCACTACAAACGATGCCATGGGAGGGCGTCGTAATCTCGCTGGCATCACTTATGGTGGTGTCGTTTGAATTATCAGAAAGTTTGATATGTTGCTAGACGCAACCTAAATAAGTTTCTG